GTTCGAGTTACCCATGATTGGCTAGTGAGTAAATTATCTAAATGGAACGTTGATAGTGGTGAACCTCGTTTATCTCTGCCTGGCTATGAACATGATCTTATTTCCTTGAACAAATTCGCAACTGTGCGGTATATTGAAAAGGGTACTGCTAGTGTTTTTGGTTCTATAACTGGTTCTAGATTTTCTCCAACGACTTCTGTTTGTGATACCCCCATGAATATTAAACTGCAGGAGCATGGTTACCGTATTAAATATGGTGCTCCTGTTATGAAGGATTGGAGACCTTGGAGATATGCTTTACAAGATATGACTTCTTTTGATTGTTCTTTTGATACTAAAATTTTGGAAGCTTGTAAGCAAGCCTTCATTGCAGATATTAAGAAAGCTATAGCTCGTTCAGTTTTTACTGAAGAACTTAATGTTTTGGACAATTTTACTGCTATAAATGGAGCTGCTGGTGTAGCCTTTATTGATGGTATCAATCGTAACAGCAGTATGGGATTCCCATGGTGTCATGGTAAGAAGTATCACCTTAAATCAATAGCTGCAACATCTACTGCTGCAGACCCTGTTGTTTTTGAACAATCTGTTATGGAACGTATTGCTCAAATTGAGGAGAATTATCGATTAGGTAAACGATGTCATCCTATTTTTAGAGCTACTCTTAAGGATGAGGCCACCTCTTTTGCTAAAATAGAAGTTGGTAAAACACGTGTTTTTACTGCTGCGCCTGCTGATTGGACCATTGTTGTGAGAAAACATTTTCTCACCATGATTCGTTTAATTCAGAATAATTCTTTTATTTTTGAATCTGGTCCTGGCACAACATGTCAATCGTATAAATGGACTCTTATGTATCAATATTTAATACAACATGGTACTGATCGTATGGTTGCTGGTGATTTTAAAGGTTTTGATAAATCTATGATTGCCACAATTATTCAGGCTGCTTTTGAAATTATGATTGAGCTTAATGAGTATTCTGGTAAATTTACTGATGATGATATTCGTACTCAACATGGAATTAAACTTGATACTGCTTTTCCTTGGGTCGATTTTAATGGAGATTTGATGGAATTTTTTGGAAGTAATCC